AGAGGAGTTCCCGTGGTGGTGTTGACCCCACTGCCTGCTTGCGCAAGACGGATCTGAGCCAACTGGCGAGACTTGTTGCGGAGATCCCGCTTAGTGTTCTCCTTGAGTGCCTCACGCGAGTTACCTTCCCTACGTGCTAGTAAGTTCTTCTGGTAGTCCGATTGCGCTTTAGCAGCATTTTCAGCAGACTTCTGAGCAATGAGACCACCACCCGCAGATACAAGAGAAGAAATAATAAGAAGGGATAGTCCGCCGTCAGCCATGTTATCGTGATGTTTTTGTTTTGATCCTCATGGCCAAGATGGTCATAGGTAAAGGTTGTGTCTGTCTCACAGAAATACTAGTCTTTCGGTCCCATGTCGAATGCGGTGTTGATTGATAGTCAGAGGACAGAAGAGATAAAGGATCGCCGCCAGTTGTTATCGGCTGTAGTTGCTCAACCTTAGACCAGTTATCCCCATCTTGGCTAACCTCTCCACCCAATGAGTTCCGAAAGCGAATGAGCACTTCAGAAATAGAACTCTTGCTTGCAATAGAACTAAAATCAAGAGACATAGGTCGAACGGTGGTAGTGTATGGGAGTCCCACAACTACATTATTACCTGCGTAGGGAAGGGTAGCAATGCCCCCAGTGACAAGGACAGACCCAGCAGGTTCCCCATCAATAAATGTATCCGCATACATACCATTTAGGCGACCAAGCCCTGAGACCGAAGTAATGCCTACGCCAGAGACTTCAGTGTAACTGTCAAGGAAGCGTAGGTTATCTACATTGTTGTCTTCCTCGATTCTAAGCATGTCAGGAGCCATCCGTTCGATGTAATGATAACCCCCACGGTTTACCACTGCATAATAGTGATCATCCTCACCGTTGCCCGACGTGGTGGCAAAGCTTGCAAAACTGTGATTTGATTCAAGTGGTCCCCCCGTAGTCATTCGGGACCATCCAACGACGTTCTGAGAACGCTCGTATGTCAACATTGAGATCTCACCACCATTAACCATGAAAAGTGAGGAGTCTGGGGAACTACCCGCAACGATCTGTGAAATCCCTTTGCGGGTGACATGTGTAGCAAGCTGAGTAAGGTCAGTCGATTTGTATCCACCATACTCGACAGAGCCTCCAGTAAGCTCCTGAATTTTGCGCCCATTCTTTTCAAGAAAGAGGACGTTATTCTGAAGTGGAACTGCCTGAAAACCTGGTTGTGCTCCTAGCTGCATCTGGCGGTTTAGGCCGTGGTTCTCAGGGGATATGCTGCCGCTGTCGGGGGCGGACAAGGCCCATACGCCGATGGTGGTTCCAATAAGGAGGGAAAGATGAGAGGAAAGCCATATGATAGACTCGTATCCTTCAGCGTCGGTCTGGAAGCTCATGCCGTCTGTGGCTAGAGAACCAAAGGCGAAGTCAAAAGGCTTCTGTGTCTGGGAGAGCCACAAGGTCTGTGGGCGGGAAGAAGTTCCAGCGAGACAGAGGCGTCCTTGGTGAAACGTGACTGCGCTTGGGTAGCCATTACGGGGAGAAAGTGCTGCCTCATACCATACAGTGGATGGGGTGGCTTCATTGAAGTCTTTGTTGACTGTCACAGCAACCTGTTTGGGGTCACCGGCCCAGCTAGTAACGATGGCGTTCCCAGAAGAAACGTAGCTGCTTGCTGTGAACTGTGACTTGTAGGGGTTATTATTCCAAAAGGTCGGGATGATGACACGGATGAGGGCTTCCTCTGTCTCTAGCTCAGTTACCCGCTCGTTGCGGCTGTCACTGGAAGAGATGATCTTGATGGTGTTCCATGTGGCTCCCTCGTTGTAGGAGCGTTGGATCCAGTATGTTCCTGACCAAGTGTCAAAGGTCTCAAACACCCAACCAGCCCTGACAGCAGTGGGTGCCATATGCTCAACACCCACATCAAAGAAGTCGTCGTAGTAAGGATCTCGAAGATCGGGGATCGCTGAGCCTGTGTAGGTGGCGGTGCAGGTCTTGTATATCCGATCAACCCCGCCGGCGTCGTACCAGACTTTATCCCCCACCGCCCTTGGAACGGCCTTGGCGAACTCGGGGATTGTGCCAAGTGTCACGCTGACGTTAAGCTCTGTGAGGGCTTCCCCTACGGTGTGCTCAATCTTGATGCGGTCACCCACCCAAGTGTTGTCAAACAGGTCAGCACTGGATGTGATTGTGGTGTTGCCGGTGGTGGCTCCGGGGGTGAGGATGAACTCATCGTTAGATGGAAAAGTCTCCCAAATATGATCTGTCCAAGGGAGTTCGCTTACAGACCAACTTCCGTCGGCTGCTCTGATGATGTTGTGGACAGGGTGTTCAGGGTGGGTGACCACGATGCGGTCAATGCGCTGGGCAAACTGAATATCAAATATCTGGGCAGTAGTCCAAGGTGTCGTGATCCCTGAAGATGTAGAAGATACAACAAGCCCCTGATAGAACACTCGCATCTTAAGGTTTGACAGCTCAATGATATACCCCTCACCAGCGTCAAAACGAAATCCCAAAAGGCGGGACGCGGCGGATGGTGTTGAACAGTCAGCAATATACTTAAAACCTGCGCGACGAGTAATTCCTCCTGCTCTCAGCACTCTAGCGTTCTCCAGAATCTCACATCCTGAGTTAAACTTGCCAAGATCAATACGGCCAGAAAGCTCATCAGAGAGTTCACCAGCATTAAGGGAGAGCTTAGAGACTTCGGGCATTAGTTATAGCGGGACAGAAGTGTAGGAGAGCCAGCGAGTCGTGTGGCTTGATCTGAGTTCTCACCAGACTTGTCTTGGACTGCATCATAGAACTGAGCATTCGGAAGATCAATAGACTCATAAGCTCTCTTCTGCGAAATGACTTCATTAGGGTTGTCAGACGTAGGTCCAGCAAGGTATGAAGCTAGCAACCTTGCAACGGCTGCTCGAAAGTGGGGGGTCCATTCAGATGGGTTTTCTACATCACGGACATATTCTGCGGCAATATAACTGTAGTCAGACCAGACTTTAGATCCAACAATTTTGAAGCTGTCTATAGTGTTGTCTGTATATGTGACGCTAGTCAAGACACCTGCTGAGTTTAACAAAGTCTCACCAGGGACTACACGAAGCAAACGAATGTGGTCATACGGAAGATCATGTGCATAAGTGAAACCAATCGTGGTGACATCAGTCCGTCGGCTGAGTGGCACTGCGTGCTTGGCAAAAGTCCATCGGTGTGCCGCTAATACTTCTTGTCGTGCTTGGTCGTAAAACTCAGAGCAATACCGGACTAAAGCATCTCCAGCTTGAGCAGCGGCATCAAGGCGCGTGATGCGTCGGTCACCCAAGTGGGCGAGGGCTTGATTGCAAATGTCGATTGGACTCATAAGTATATAGTATAATAAAAGGGCAGAGAAGGCAATCCTTCTCTGCCCTTGTTTATTAGATATCGTTCAGTTAGTCCTAGTTACTTGAAACCAGAGCAATGCTAACAGTGAGAACACGGGCGGCGGTCACAGTCACAGAGGACTCCAACAGAACGTCGGTGCGTGCGCTGTTAACGGCTCCAACAGGCTTGTTGCCAAAGCCGACATTGCCAGCGGAAGCGACAGTAGCGGTTGCAGAGTATGCAACAGAGTCAGTAGCGTTTCCGATGGAAAGGACACCAGATCCACCGGCGCCGTCGATTGACACTGAAGACAGTGCAGGGACAACAGCAAAACCAGATGGAATCGTGCCGAGGTTCACCGAGTCAGTGGACAGAAGTCCTCCGGCTGGTGAAGTGAACGTAGCTTGGAAGAATGCAAGTTTGCCACTGACCAATTCGGCAGTGTCAATGAACTTAGCAGCGTTCCCAGCGGCCAACGCCTGAGCGTCGTAAGTAGCGGAATTATAAGTAGCCATAATTTTATGTAGTTATAAGGGTAATGATTTAGGCGGTAATGTCAGCAAGCACGTTAACAACTCCTTTAAGCTCTTCACGAACTGCTCCAGCGCGGAACTTGAAGCGAATGTTCTCAGATCCATTACCTTCGGTCTTCCAAACTGTAGTGCTGGCTTTCTTCCAGTCACCATAGGTAACTTTAGACTTAAGCCAAATAGGACAGGATTGGATGTTACCAGAGAGGTGGCGACTGAAGCGGCTTGAAACTAGGAATTTAACACCGAGGAAATCCTCAATGACTCCTTTGTCAAACGGACGGCCACCAGTGTGGCTGCGGAAGTCTGAACTAGTTACGTTGGAATCAGACCAAAGATTGAAAAGTGCCTTTGGAGTAACAGCCATACAAAGAGCTTCGTTGTCTCCGGTCCCTTGACCGTAAGCATCGTTGTCCATAAAGATACGGATACCTTCAAGGATCTTTGCTTGAGTGAGGTTCGTAGGCGAACCCTCTAGGTTAACTGCAACTTGGTTGGCGGAGGTGAGGACTTCAGTGCTCATTGCTTCTTCAGCACCAGCACCAATAGTGGTGGTTCCAAGGATAGCATCAATAATGATGTCTTCCATAACGCGCTCACCAGCTTGCATAAGACGCGAAGCGGCTTCAGGCATGGGGACACCAAGACGGTTGAGTTTCCACTCATCGTCTTCGTCAAAGTGGACCGTGCGTTCGAAGTTCTTTGGGAACAGGAATGCGCGGGAGGTAGGAAGCTCGACTGCGGCCTTCTCTTCGAAGCGTGCAGTTTTCTCTTCCAGGTCGAGATCACCATACTGTTCAATAGTGGCATAGCGGCCAGCACAATCAGGTTTATAGGTGACGTAGTCTTTAAGGATGTTAATCTTCTTAGAGATCTTGTCCTTCCATTGTTGCCCATAAGAAATCTGGGCGTGCTCATGTGGAGTCATAGTGTAATAATTTAGATTTTAGAATAAGGAACTTTAACGTAGCTTTTCCGCTTGATTATCCACATGATGCTAGCCGGGTCCGTGAGGCTTATCCGACGATGCTCCTAGGGTCTTGCCAAGAAACTGGGTAGTCTAAAACACGCTGAGATCCCGGAGGTTTGTCTCTTGTGTCGCCAACTAAATGAGTAATAACATATATCGGGTGGAACGTCAACATTAAAAAGACCGCCACCCTTTTAAAGGTGACGGCCCCCAACACAACACAAACTTATAAAGCCGACTCAGAGATGAGTCTAGCGTGCTCTATTTGAGCTGCTTCAAATTGTGGGTGTGATGAATCATGAAATGCTGCATTCAAAGGATTGTCAGAGTTACTGATGATGTCTGCTGCCTGAGACAACTTGCCACCACCAGAGATCTCAACACCTCCAAGGGATGCTCCCTTAAGGGTTCCTTCGCTCATCGCTGCTTTCAACTTAGCCAAAGCAACCACCAAGTTAGGCTGGTTCAAAAGGTCAGCAGACTCCAAGGGAAGGGCCAATGCCTCAGAAACATACTGAGCATCAGACACCGTCACATCATAGTTCTGCTCACCTACTTCTGCCGTGATGATAGCTTTAGCCGCACCAAGAAGGGCAAAGTCAGAATTCTTCTTGGACTCAGCATCCATATTAGCGCGTTGCAAGTCAAAGGAAAGGAAGTCTGCCAGTGCATCAGGACCATAGCCCTTCTCCATCGCAAACTCAATAGCCTTGTCCAAGATACCCTCCTCAAGGGTCAACCCCTCAGGAAGCTCAGGCAATGTGAGCTGTTTCTTAAAAGCAGCAGCGTCAGCAGGTAGCTCCACAGGGGGAGGCTTCTCCTCTCCCAATTGCTTGGTAAGGTCAGCCTTCTCTTGGTTCAACTGAGTGATAGTGCGTTGAGCCTCTTTTGAGGACTTGAACACGTCACCAAGGTTCTTAAAGGTAGAACCTTCAGCGTGCTCACCAATCCGTTCTTGATACCCCTCAGAGAAGTTTAACTCTCCATCCACCAATGGCGGCAGGGTTGCAGGGGTATCAGCAACTGCGGCTTCGCCAGCTTCTGCTTCTACTTCCTGGTCTCGTAGTGTGCTCCCATGGA